AGAACTGCTTTTGTATAAACGGTCTTCTTACCGTTTGTAACTGGACCAGTATAGTTATCATTCAGCGAACCATATGGGTCATTCACAAAATATCCTTTGCCATCTGGAGTCTTGCCGATTACAACACACATGTGCCCGCCAGTAGGTGAAGAAAGAGAACCCCTGTGCAGGATACCAATAACAACAGGTTTCCCAGCATCGAGACTTTTATCAATATCAGCAAAAGAAAGATTGTAACTAAAGTGTGACTTAACTCCATAACCCGCCAGAACTTTTGTCTGTACGGTATGGTCAGTCGTATCACCAATCGCAAATACTTTCTTAACGTATTCATCATCGCCTTTGATACTACCTGGCTTAAGGAAAGCAAGGCACATTGCACAGGACGAACTATTGCAAGTCCTTTGTGCATCTCTGTAGTTGTCTACTTGGTTGAAGTATGGTACTGTCAATACTTCTGGTGTTGGTGGTTTTGTTCTAAAGATACCAATCCAGTCAGCCTCTGCATCATCTAAGAATTTTTCTGGAAGTTTATCTTCTAACCACTGAACAGCAGCAACGTGGTTAGAATTGGTATCATCATAGTACTTAAAAAAGTTATGAAGATCTAATGTCATTTTCATATGAAAAGGGGTCACTATATATAGGACCCCTTACTATTAAGTTAAACTCGTGTTAATTCAGAGAACACCAGGAATAATTTGACCAGTGGTAAGATAGGCACCAACTGCTGCAACAAAACCTAGCATTGCCAGGCGACCGTTAAGTCTTTCAGCACGTTCGTTGTGAGTCTCGTATGCGTCGTTGTTCATGGCTGTGATAATCTCCTGTGGAATGTACATTTCGGGCTCTTTGGCAAACATGTTTTGTTGACCAAATTCGTTAGTGGTTACAGTCATATGTAGTTTTGTAACAGTCTATATTATATAGGAGATTGTTACGTTTTGTCAAGAGAATGTAAGGACATCCTGACCTGCGGGGGCGGTGTAACCACCATCGAATGGAGAAACAGCTTGTGCAGCTCCAAATCCATGCACAAAAAACCCCTCATCTGCACCAGAAAAAGAAATAGTATCAGTACTTGTAGTGCTACTCATATTTTGCTGGTTGAAAGTAATAGAGATTTCGTCAGGAAGTTTCTTATGGATTGCCTGCATTCCAAGAAAATGACGCCAAGTCTCAGCGAGTGTGGCGTCGTCAAATGTAGGGTCATCTAGTGCAGATTTGAATGCAACTCGCAAAGCATCAACTGCAACTTTAAAATCATTCTTCAGTGTCATAGTCGTCTCCTTTTATGTAACAAGGGACCCTCTCTGGGTCCAACCATTTAGTATATTCAAAATCTTCAATTGCAGTCAGAAGTTGCATCTGATTATCAAGAAGATACATGTCGCGAAAACGTTTAGTCCAACTATCTGCTTTTTGAATACGATAGTCAGGGAATCCATTGTCAAGAATTCCAACTTCTACATATCGATATGGAAATCTTTCAAAGATAACTTTGGTTGCCAAACTAGTTTCTCCGATTTGCTCGCATATCATAGCATACTATGTGTAGGAAAACCAGCCTGTGATTATAATTTTTTCAGATTCCTGACTCACCCTGCCCCTATGATGGTGTGTCCAATCTGACGGCCAGATAACTGTGTATCCTTTCTGTGCAGGAACATATTTCTGTTGATGAAACCACTCTGTGCCACCATCGGGGACATCATTCAGATATGTCATAAAAACTAAATGCCTATAGATATTACCAGGCAAAGAATTAGACCTTTCGGTATGCCACTGTTTGAATCCACCACCAGGGGGATACCATTGCATACTGAGAGGCTCGACAATAGAAAACCGAGAGGTTTCACAGAAAGGAAACTTCTCAATATACTTATTCAAGACTCCCTGAAGGGATGCCATATAGTTTTGAATTTCGGGAATTGCTAATTGAAAGGGAATGTGCAAATCTAAAGAATCTTTAAACTCTTTATCGACTGAAACATCCCCATGCTTTAACACCAAACCCTCATGAGTGTTAAGGATAGTTTGATTATGCCAAAAGTGAAATAAACCCAATACTACAGAGTCATCAATAAAATCTCCCCAGATAAAATCATTATCTGGGGTTGCAAATTTTCCTTTATAAACGGTTATATCATCTATCATGTGTGTTGTGTATGAGGGGGGTCCCGACCAGGGCACTTTTAATGTCATTCCGAGACAGTTGGGTCATATGACTCCACCAGGGTAAGATTTACGTCGTTTCCAAGACGCCATCCGCAATCATGCTATCAATTAGAATCGAGTAATCTTCTTCAATATCTATACCCCAAAAATGAATTTTTTGTTTGTCACTATAAAAACGACAAAGTTGAGTAAAGAGTGATGGATATTCTATGTCAAGGGCGGTAACCCCGTTAACAGCATCTTTAAGAATTTGAATCTTATCTGAAAAACGATCTCTAACAGTCATGACTGCTCTCCTATTTAATTGTTACCCCACAAAGGGGGAGTGGGAAGTATCGGATTCGAACCAACGACTTACTGCGTGTAAAGCAGCCACTCTACCGCTGAGTTAACCTCCCACAACGATCCAGGTTGGACTCGAACCAACGACCGACTGCTTAGAAGGCAGTTGCTCTATTCCACTGAGCTACTGGACCAGGATAATTAACTCTCTACTACTTCCTTATCAAATAATGTGCGTCTCACTGTGCATACTTTCCCACGCATATTGTAGGAAACAATTGTCCTCCTAGTGTCTGACTTATTTTCTTTTGCTTCATGTGCAATGGTAGATGGAAAAATAACCATGTCTCCCTCCTTTACTGGTGGACAAAATTCTTCAAGTTTTCCACTCCAAGGATTAAGGAATGGAGAATAAAATGTTGTTGCAGTATGATATCTGGGGTCAAACTCAACATATATTATAGAGGACCATCCACTATGTCCATGATTGTGGACACCATGTTTGTGACCTTTGTACGCTCGTTGAAACCACATATCCGTAAATTCAATTTTCATACCATTAGTAAATTGTTTTAAAAGTGGTGTGATAATATCGATGACTGTATCTGAATATGATGGTAGTGGGTCTGTCCTTTCTTTATGAAAGAAGTCTGTGTACACTTCCCCATTGCTTTCGTAATGGGATTCATCTAATTCTGGTAGACAATCTAGTATTCTTTTTTTATTATCTTGCCAATTGTCAATACTAAAATGAGCAATTGGCACAGAAAACATACTGCATATTGTCATAGAGATGTTTGAGTCTCACGAATCTTATGAGCGATTGCTGCGGCACAATCAGCGTTGCCGTTTTCAAGTTGGGTGTGTAATTCATCAATTAAAAATTCTACCATCTGATTCAAAAATGAATTGTCTTCTGAATAATCGCCACATTCTTGAAGGTCCAACTTGATTCTCCCGAGTGCCTTGTAATTATATAGCACCCATCGATGGATGTCAAGGAGTTGCCCTATAGACTACTGTTGTGCGATACAGATATTCTTTAGTTGGTCCTAGACCCCTATGTGGATGATTCGATGGAATAACTAATACTCTTCCAGGTTTGTATTGATGTTCCTCAACAACACTATCACCATTAACAAGTTGGAATTGCCCTCCCCAATCGTCCTGCCATTTAGGAGTAGTCATCACCATAATGGTGAGGTCATGTGGATTGTCACTATCAATATGTGAAGTCCCGTCACATCCAGTATGCTGTAAGTTGACTTGTATTTGATTAAGGAAAAATTTTCTTTGCATCTTAGATTCAATTTGCTCAAACATATCAAAAAAAGTTTGAGCAGTTGGATGAAGTATAGTTATTCTGTTTAATGATTTTCTATCAAACACCACTCGACCAAGTAATCTGTGACTTCCCACATTACCATATGGCCAAGTAGTCCTATTTGCAATATTGTTTGGGTATACTGCAACATTATCTTGCATCATAGAATCAATTTGATGAATATAAAGGTCATCAAAAATATTATCATACACTTCACACAACATAATTAGTCTTCTCAGTAACCTCCAAAGTTTTGAATAAACCACTCTGCATCAACTACAACAAGTGGTTTCTTTCTATTCTTTTTCATAAACAAAATAGGTGTGTAATCTTTAGCATTGGCACATGCTTGCTCATATGCTTCGTACACATTAAGTCTCTCAACATTTTTGCATTCTATACTGAAAGGAAACTTTTGTCTAGCATCTCTAGCCATAATTAAATCTTCCCCACCAGCTCCCATGCTGCGAGATTCGATATCTTCTGGATGAATATTTCTATGCTCAATAAGCATGTCTCTCACCCACTGCTGGAATCTTCTTCCTTTTCCCTTAGCACTTTGTGGTTTCATCAGTCAGTATATCCATCATCATCCCCATCAAATCGATATCCTAATCGATTATCCTGAGGCTCCTTAAGATATTTATCAGGGTCTTCTTTAATTGCTTCTTCTAAACTGATTGCTAGTAACTTAAGATTATGGGCAATCAATTTTACCTTATCGTAGTTCATAAAAAAGAGGGGTATACTCCCCTCTATCTATTCATGTTATTTAATTAACTCTTTACAGATACGTTTACATGTGTGTTGTTTATCATCGCATTCTATTAGACAATTAAAATAATCGTTTATTAACTCGTTTTGTTTGTTACATCTATCTACGGTGGTTTCAAATTGTTTCCACCCTGCTAATTGGTTATATGAAATTATATTGTGCATGATGACCTCCGAGCAAAGATAATATACTAAAGTTTTAAATCATTCCTCTATCTCGCGGACATACTATCTATAATGCTTTGTGTTTATTCACTAACATTTGTATCTTTTACATATAACTTAATACTTATACAACCATTGAATATAGGTTGAAAGTAAAATTGTCCCTAGAGCTGTAGCAGCAGTTAGAGTTAGGATAGTTTGCATCATTGTTTTGCTCCCACTAGTTGTGCTAGTTGTGCTTGATGACGACGATCCTCTTTTTGCTTTTGTTCCTTGATCAATTGTAGGAAGTTGAGTTTTTTCATTTCTTTTCCTCCCAGTTCCAGTTATTACAAGGACGATAAGCAACACCACGATATGTGTTTGATGGATGCGATGGAGCATGTGTTTGTGAATACCACTTACGATATTCTAGTTTCGGAGTGTGAGTATTATACTTCACACCACGATAGGTTGCTGTCATCCCTTGGTCCCCTCTTTTACAAATTTGACCCCACGGTAGGTCTCATTGTATTGTTGAGGTTGTTGTTGCACTTGTGCCTGTGCTTGACGGCGTTGCTCGGTGTCATATGCGACACCACGATATACTACTTGTGACATTAGGTTTCTCCTTAGTTGTTCAGGTTAAAGAGCGTTCCTTCAGTCGGCTTTTGCGTCTATAAATTTACAAGTCTTTGGCGAGTGTTCTTTATGAATTTGAATGAGCTCTGTTTTTATCTCATCTGGCACTTTTGAAGTGCGAACATTATTGATAAGTTTTTGAGCTTCCACGCAAGTCCAAAGAATGATTTCCATAGATGAACGGTCCGTTCCGAGTCGGCTTACTTCCGTTCGCTATTCGCAAATAGCGAATGAACGTATGAGTATTATATTATACTCATTACTATTTATCAACTTTTTTTGTAACGTTTAATACCATTTTTATTTTTATTTAAGATTCCCTTATCTTTTTTTAACTCCCGCTTTAAATTTTTCAGGTAGTTTAAATGATTTTCAATACTAGATTTGTGGTCCTCCAGTCCGAGAATCACTTTGCTCTGACTCTCTATACCAGGGCGCGGTTGCTCTAATCTCGTCCAGTCCTTCAACCTCCGATGGTTTTGTGGTGATGATTGGATTTTGATTTTCTTTTTCTTCTTCATCCCATTTCCTCACAAGATTTTCTGCTTGACGATCAACATCGTCCATCGTCATTTTTACTTTTGTATCCCAATACCATTTTTCAAAATATGAAAAAAGAAATGAAAGAATCTGATTCCATGGTGGTGTTTGCTTTGCAATCCATCTTTTGATTTTTTGAATGTCTGATTCTTTATCTTTATCTAATACTACCTCAAACTTAAAGTTTAAATCCTGAGAAAGTGGATCCTTCGACATCTTGCTTAATACCTCCAACTATATAAGATTCAATTTCTGTTTCTTGAGGGGCATTCTGCTGACCCTTAGAGTTGAGCCAGTGCTCTGTCCAAGGGAGTGGATTGTTTTTTGCCGAAATATCATACAAGGGAGTTAACCCGATTGCCTTCATACGACGATTAGCAATCCACTCAACATACTGAGAAAGAAGACGCTCATTCAAACCAATCATACTACCATTGGAGAAGAGATAATTTGCCCACTCTTTCTCTTGATTCACGGCATCAATAAACATTTGTTTGATAGTTTCTCTTTCTTGCACAGCAATCAGTTGCATGTCTGGGTCATCACCCTCTGCCCATTTCTTAAGAATCTTTTGAGTAAGGACCAGATGCTGAGATTCATCTCTGGCAATGAGAGAAATAATCTTTGCACTACCCTCCATCAGTTTGAGCTCACCAAAGGCAAAACTACAGGCAAAACTGACATAGAAGCGAATGCCTTCTAAGATATTTACATTAGCAATAGCAAGATATAACTTACGTTTAATATCTTTCAGAGTATCTTGAGCAGAGGGCACACCCTCTAAAGCATGTTGCCATTGCATACCTGCTGACCATTCATGTGCAGCATCAAGGAATGAATTATATGAAGAGCATACACTCTTGGCACGTGCAATAATCTTATCGTCATCCAATATAGAGTCAAAAATTTCTGTAGGATTTGCGTAGATATTCTTGATGATATGGGTATAAGATCTAGAATGAATTTGCTCCATGAATTCCCATACACCCATAGCACCTTCCAACTCAGGAAGAGAGCAATATGGAGAGAATGCCATGCCAGGACCACGACCCTGCACAGAGTCAAGAAGAATTTGATATTTAAGATTAGAAGTATAGATATGTTTTTGCTGAGCACTAAGAGTCTTATAGTCTGCTCGGTCCTTCTGTAAGGAGATTTCTTCGGGTCTCCAGAAATATCCCAGTTGAGTTTGAGTTAGTTTGTCAAAGTCTGGATACTTATACTCATCATATCTTTGCATCCCTAAGGGTGCTCCAAAAAACATTGGTTGTTTTGTAGTGTCAACTTTTTTCTCGTTAAATACCGTTACTCCCATTAGTCCTCCTTAGGATTTGTATAAGTGCCATAATTACTAATGTAATTTAAAAATGTATTAATCTTTGGAGTAACCCCCAATGATTCGCAAGCATCCATCCAAGATGTAAATTCTTTTTGCAAGTCTTCACATAATTCTATTTCAACTTTTTTAGACATTACATGCGTCACAAACTTCTTCTTCTGAAGAAGCAAGTATATCTTCAATCATTTTATCAATCTCGACTACTCGCCTGATGTTTTCTTCGACATCAATGTCCTTCTTAGCATCATAGGTGTTCTGATAGTAGCTCGTCTTCCAACCATACTTATATGTATTGAGGAAGTAAGTTGCGATCACACTAACAGGAACCTCAGAGTTTTCGTAATGCTCTGGATTAAAGGACCAGTTTCCAGAAATCGCTTGATCAAAGAACTTCTGCATAACTGCAACAATATTAATATAACCAGAATACCCAGACATATCCCAGAGCAACGTGTAATTGTTCTTAAGAGACTGATACTGCGGAACAATCTGCTTGAGAGGACCCTTCTTCGACTTCTTAACGGACAAGTATCCGCGAGGTGGTTCAATTCCATTTGTCGCATTTGACACAACGGAACTGCTCTCCGATGGCATCTGTGCGGACAGTGTTGAATGTCGTAAACCATGTGCCTTAATGTCGGCACGTAGAGTTTCCCAATCATAGTTGTATTTTGGTGCTACTATTTCATCAACATCTTTTTTGTACGTATCAATCGGAAGGATTCCATCAGAATACTTTGTGAGATTGAATCCAAGACATGCTCCTCGTTCTTTAGCGATTTGATTAGAAGATTTCAAAAGGTAATATTGAAATGCTTCTGTAAGGTCATGGACAAGTTGCCATGCGCCAGGGTCATCATAGTGCTCTCCATGACGTGCTAGGTAATGTGCTAAACCAATAAATCCTATACCTAAAGAACGTCTTGCAATAGTGCTACGACGTGCTGCAGCAACTGGATATTGTTGATAATCGATTAATTCTTCAAGACCTCTTACAGATAAATCACATAGATTTTCCATCTCATCTAATGACTTAAGTTTCCCAACATTAATTGCTGAAAGAATACACAGTGCAATCTCACCATCAGCATCATCTATATGGTTGATGGGGTCTGTAGGTAGAGTAATCTCCTGACATAGGTTACTCATGTAAACTTTGTCCTTGAAAGATGAATGAGAGTTGCAGTGGTCAATATTCATGAGATAAATACGACCAGTCTCTGCTCTTTCCTTTAACAAATCCAAGATGAGTTGCTGAGCACTAATAGATTTCTTGGGGATGGTTGGGTCTGCTTCGTATTTTGTGTACAAAGCGTCAAAATTAGGAGTGCCAAAAGCGGCGAAAAGACCAGGGACATCATGAGGGCTGAAAAGATGCATTGATTCATTCTTGATGAATCGTTCGTAGAAGAGTTTACTAAGTTGAATCGAGTAATCAAGTTTCCTAACACGGTTATCCTCTGTACCTTTGTTATTTTTTAATACTAAAATGTCTTCTATTTCTTGGTGCCAGATTGGGAAGTGGACTGTCGCGCTTCCGCCTCGTATGCCATTTTGCGTACAGCAACGGACAGTCGCTTCAAACTTTTTGAGAAACGGTATAACGCCAGTGTGCTGGACTTCACCACCTCTAATCTTAGAGTTGATGCCCCTGATGCGACCTGCGTTGATACCGAT